CGAAGGTACTTGGTCTTCCACCTTTGTTGACGACTTGGCTAGGCATTACGTTCTCCACAACTCTTATGCTTCGACTAAGTTTAACTTGTTATTAGCCTTGGAGCAATCTCTTTTGTAGTCCAAGGTTACTGGCCTTTAGTTCTGCGAGTTGGCTCTCAGCACTTGCTAACTTGTTTTCTAGGTATCTTAGTCGAGCTTGGGCGTATTCCACCCAGTTCATCCAGTCTAAATCGTTGACCTCTTCTGCTGTTGGGGCTTTGGGTATCGGAGCCTTAGTAGTCTTTGCGTCAACTGTGCGCTGAATCGGTGTCACTACCTTCTCTTTGCGTGTCGCACGAGTCTTTACTGGTGCAGTCATGGGCTTTTGTGCCATCTTTAGTTCTCCAAATTATACCACAGTTAGTACATCTGTACAAAAAACCTTCGATCACCACAAGCTTTCTGTTGCGTGGTGTTCCCCTCACTATCCCATCAAAAGTTCGTATCTTCTCAATCATTGCCTCTGTGCAGGTATACGGTTCCTAATGGCTTCTACAGCGTTTTTAAGGGCTGTGCAAGTCTCACCCTCATCTTCGCTGTCTGCGAGGCTCTGAACCAGTTCTGCACACGCCTCTCGCTCGATCATCACTGCTGTCTTTGATGTGTCGATGGCCACTGCCATGATCTCTGCCATCTTCTGGCTTAACTTCTCGTTAAACTCATGCTCAGTGAATAACTGTTGACCAGTTCCTTTAGCCAAAAACTGCCTTTGGAAGTCGCTCATTGGTTTGCTCATTGATTATCCCTTAATCTTTTGTTAATTGTATCATGTGTTCTTCTCCTTCAGCTTGGCTTCAATGGCTTTGGCGATTTCGTATGGGTCAAAGGAAAAAACATCACGACAAGTCTGTTTCATTTCCTCATTTGTCAGTCCTACCCATTCTTTAGGGTGGGTGTAGAGAGGTATTGTGTATTCGCCCTCTTCACGCTCGTGTTCAGCAGGGCAGATAACATCATAGATAAGACCGTCTGTTTCCATGCCCCAAGCAACAGGCTTATCTTTTAGCTCTACCCATTCTCTGGCGTTTAATTGTTCAGCCATGTCGAGCATACACGACAAACAAGTAGGGCAAAATGACATTGGTAAGATTCCAAAGTCACCCTGTATACCACCCTCATCATCTGTGTATTCACATGAACAGGCTGTGCATTTGTGAATAGACTCTTCAGTCATTCTTGTCCCCTTGCTCTGATTGCATCTGCAATGATTTCTGAGTAATTACGTTCCAACCCGTCAGCGTATTTGTCAGCAATCTTTGCACACGCCTCACGTTCGTTATTCAAACGATCTTTTAACTCAAGCACAGCCTTTGCCAATAACATTTCAAAAGAATCCTCCTCAGCAAATCCTTCAACTGATTCCTCTGCAACTTCAATAGCTTTTTGTAGTTCTTCGTTGGTCATTTCTTATCCTTTAATTCTTTGCCTACCACATAATCATGCACGATAAATCCATTTTCTATTTGCCCAACCCACATTTCAGGTATCCAAGTAAAGCTCCCATCCCTTTTCTTTCTTAGATGCCCTCTACGTTTATGCCTTGATGGACTAGCGTGAGTTCCAGTTATACGATTATGTTTTATTTCAATGCTTGGCTTTAGCTCAATTGTGTTCCATGAAAAAACCAATGATTTGTTTTTCTTACGCCTTCTTTCATTGATAAATTTATTCTCTTTGGCTTGATACCCCTCAAGTATTGATTCAAGTTTATGTGCTCTCATGTTAATGAGACACACAAGATGTAACAGGCTTTGAGCCATGACAACAAACTTATCTTCTATTTCAAAGTTTTCTTGTTCTGTTTTTCCTGTGAGTATTTCGGGTACTGATTTCGCACTTACACTACTGTCAAATTCTGATGGCTCTATTTCAACAATAGGATATTGTTTTTTGTTAGCACTCCAAATACACAACGATGGAACGTCTTTTTCATATGTAAAAACATAATCAAGTTCTTTACGAAAAAAAGCCATCTTTGCAAATGGTACCAAGTATTCATTTAAGCTTGTTGGCACATTCCAGTTAGGCAAGAACTTCTTCCCCCAAGCATAAATTTCATCTTCGGTTTCTTTATTGATAGTTGCATCAAACCATGTGTATTGAGCTACATCAAAACCAACCTTGGATGCTAAAACTGCTACCCTTGGATTCATTTCTTATCCTTGAGTTTATTCAATAGGTTGGTCAATTGCTCTTTGGTATACCACCCTGCTTGAATGAATATCTTTGATGGGTCATACTTCTCTATGCTGTCTATTTTGTTTTCTATCTGTCTCTTACGCCAACCTGACAGTTGTCTTTCAATCATCTCGAACTCTTCATCTTCTGCTGTCTTTAGTTGATGGTTAGCATCTGTCTTCCATTCAGCGTAAGCTTCGTCAAAGGCTTTGTTGATTTTTTCTTCGCTCATTTGGTAATCTCCTCGTATATAAGCCAAAAAACTAAGGCTGAGATAGTAAAAATGCCCATCGCTCCTGAGAGGATGAGCACCCATGAAATGATGTTGTAAAAAGAGTCAGTCATTTGATCTTGGTAGGTCTTTGAATAACTGTTTGCTTGACCTCGTTGCGAACACCATGCTCTTTAATGGTTGCAACAAAAGTAATGGTGGCACCCTCTTCGTTGACAAAACCGTTAGCATTCCAAGCAATAACAGCAGAGTTACCTTTGTAGATCACAATGTTTTGTTCTGCGTCTTCCATGATGTAAAGGTACTGGGTACCAAAAGAGGACTCCCAAGACACGATTTTCTTGATGGTAAGGGTCAAGGTCATCTTCTCGCCTATAACGCCTACATGGTTGCGTTTAGCGTCTAAGAGAGCCTTTTGGCAAGACCACTCTGCTTTGCGTGCAGAACGAGTGTCTATGCCCTTTAAAATTGCTTGGCACTGCTTTTCTGAGAGCTTGCCATAAACATAGAAAGACCGAGCCATGCTACCCATAAAGTCGTCAGCATAACCCATGAAATCACCATGGCTGTTATAAAGAATGCCATCAACCAAAGCACCTTCTATTTCATTGGAACGCTCTGTGTTAGCTCTCCAAGTTTTCTGTGCGTTGGCAATAATGTTGCGCTTGATAGCGTTTTCATATGCTACTGGGTTCTCAATGTATGCGTTTGTCATGGTGATTCCTTTTCAAGTAACCTGCTTTAGTGCAGTGACGCTATCTTAACTCTAAGTTAATACCTTATGCAACTGTAGGGTTATTATCCTATGTACTCATGGCAGTAACAAATCCGATTGGCGTGTTTTTTTCGCAACTTATAAGAATAGAAATCTTTAGTTCCATCAAGAATTCCATTCTCTATTTCATTTATTTTTTTGTAGTACTGCTTTCTGTCTTGCATATTGTGGGTGGTTGGCCTCCACTTAGGGTTAGCGTTCCTGTACTCACCCAGTCTGACATGGCTAGACTTGCTGAAGTACCGATACCCCCCATCCACGAATATCTGGCCTATAGCGTCACTTAGACGCACGCCTAAGCCTAACCCTTGGAAGTCGGGCAAAATCACCGTCCTGTGGCCTTTCCATGCGTTCTTCAGGGATCCAGTGGGAAAAGGGATTGCTGAGGCAAATCCAACAAGCGTTCCTTCCCAAATGGCGAACCAACATCGTGAACTTTTATTGATGTCACTTGAGAGATAGTGATGGTGGCGAAAGATTGTCCACGCCTCGGTGGTGCAAGGTACCACTTCCAATTTGACTTCAGGCCGATCTGACCCCCTTCCGACTGTCAGTCGGTTTGTAGTCGTATCAAATACCCAATCAGGTTGAAGCCACTCGATGATGTCATAGTGGCACGAGGCAAACACAATGTTCTTTAGCCCCTCTTTGCGAATGTACCTAGCGATGGCGTTAGAACAGCTTTTGGCGACATTTCTGTCCACCACCGAGGTAAACTCATCAATGATGGCGTTGTTCTCTAAGGAGCGTGCTAAGTCAGCCCTGAACTTTTCCCCTGTTGATAAGACATGGTAAGGCTTGAGCCAAGATGGGACAGAGTTAAGCCCCACTGCCCCTAACTTGTCCTGAGCTTCCTTGGCTGAACCAAAGTGGGAGCACACTGCCTTAGTAGAGTCCCAAACCACCTCTTTATGGCTACCGATGGTTTTGAGAATAGAAGACTTCCCAGAGCCTGAGGCTCCGACTATCAAGCCTATTTGGAAGTACTCAGGCATATTGAATGAGGGGACAGTGAACCGAGTTGATCCACTGAACTCAAAATCAAAAGAGGACGAGCACTCCTTGGTGATGTCGTCCTCATGAACAGTTGATGTTAAATAAGTCATACGGTTTCTGTTGACAAAACTTTTTGCAAGGCCAACATCAATTGCTCTGCTTCTGCACGAGTAAACTGAGTGTGAAAGGTGGCATTACGAGCTTGGAAGCCAAACCATACATTCTCACCAAACTCGTCTACACACACTCTCACGCCATCTTCAGTGTTCATTATTGTTTCTAAGTCTTTCATGATTGTTCCTTTGTAGCCCCCGAAGGGGCATTTGGTTTAACGAGATGTAACCTTGACTGAGAACACTGCTGTAACTTTGGAGTTGTCGATGATGACTTGCTCAGGAATGTTGTAGATTTTTGCGATTGCTTTCCAATCTACAGTTGTACGATTGGCTTCGATGCAAGTAGCTTTGAAGAAGGCACCCTCTACTACTTTGTCGCCACCGAGTGTTGCTTGGTCTTTGATGCTGTCTTTGATAGCATCTGCTTGCTTAGTAAGGTCAGCGATCTGTGCGAGTAAGTCACCGAGAGTGTCTACGCTTGTGAAGTTGATTTCGTTTGCTTTCATGATTTCTTCCTTTGTGTTTCAAATAAAACTGGACATCCAGTGATACGAATCTTAACAGAAAGTTAATGATTGTCAAACACCCCCCTTTTTAATCCCGACTTTTCAGTAGGGTTATTATCCTTTCGATGGTTATATTGAGAGCGTCAAGCTCCTCCATCTTCTTAATCGCCCACATCCTTTTCTGCCCATGCCACCCTAGCGTTGGACTCTGGTGGCAGTCCCAACAGAGAGCCACGACTGTGTACTGGCAGGACTGCTTGATATGGTGGGCAGAGCTAGGTGGAGGGGCATCACAGACCGAACAAGGTAGTTCCTTAACCAGACCGATGTAAGCCCTCTCCTTGGCTGATAGTGTGTTGTTCATTTGTTGTATTTTGTCCCTAAACGATCTCCAATCATCCACCAAATGTCGATGATTTCTTTCATTTGCTTTTTGGTAAAACCACGTTTATAAAACTCTTCAAGCAAATTAAATATTTGATCTGTGTCTAAGGGGGGATATTGTTTAATCATACTGTTGCCTTATCTACTGCTCGATTACTGGCCTCCTGAGACCTCCAGACTCCGACTCGCTCTTGTGCGGCGATTAATTGCCACCTCAGCCTCTCCTCCTCCTCATACGCCTCTTTAATCGCCAACAGGTGCGACTTATAAGCAGAGTGGCTATATGCGTACCTCTCTTGGGCGTTGACCGCCTCCATGCCCATCCTGAGTGCTTCTACCATTAACTCTGCCTTAATGGTCTTCCTGAGTTCTTCAGCGTAGACCCTATTTGACTTGGCTATACCGTAAACAGCGCCATTTTTGTAAATGAAATCTATTGAATCATGTGGATCAATTGTGCGTGACATCTTCTACCCTCCCATCTCTATAAAATAATTTGTTTCCTCTTCTACTGGCGTGCTCAAAATGATCATCAGCATGAGGTCTTACAGAAGGTGTTTCTTTGAAGACATAAGTTGTCCACTCAACCTTTTCTCTTCTCGTTAACCTCGACTTAATGAATCGACCCATCGAGTCCAACCTAGCCACCCCAGTTGGCGTTATGTAAAAGTTAACATCCATTCTACTGATCATTAAATCATTAACTAAAGGTTGAATAATGGCTCGATCAAAGATGCTTGAAGATTCTTTGAAATCAATTGCCTTCCTCAAAGCGCCTGCATCCATACCACCTATCTCTAGTTTGCATAGAGCTTGGTGTATCTTGCTACCAATTGTGTATTTACTTTTCATTTTGTCTCCTATAAAACTCAGCGATTAATAAAGCCTCTGCCCTTCCATGGTATTTTTTCAGGCTCAAAGGTGCGTTGGGAAACAGGTTTCTAGCCATGTCTAAGCTTTCAAGCTTGGCGTGAGTCAATTTGAGCGATTTTTTCCAAACTTGGGGGGTAACCATCACCACCTCCGATTTAAAGCGTTTTGAGAGCCCTAGCGCCCCTCCAAATGCCATTCCAAACTTGAAGGTACTGCTGACTCCCTGTTTTGGCATGGAATGTACCTTTTCCACAACCACCACGATGTCTTGACCATCACGAGCCTGAGCCATTTCGCTCCAAATCTTTTCGGTCTCCAAGATGCCATCGGTGTCGTGGTGCATATCCCCACAAGACCAGAAGTTGCCATGGAGGTCAATCATCCCCCATGCACCTGAGAGACCTGCGTCAATCCCGACGATTAGCTTCATTCTTAATTTCCTTTAGTCTCTTTGCTACCGCCCCACCAAGACCCTTGAAGAGTCCTGAGGGGTCTTTTTCCATTTCCATGACTCTAGCCCTAGCGTAGTCAATCCAACCTGCCTTAGAAGCAAGGAGGGCGTAGTGCTCGACAAAGTCTTCAAAACTGAGCATAGAACGACATAGGTGCCAATCCATCAGCCTCGACATATTGCTGAGAGTCTTTGTTGTACCAAAGGCTGATTGAGGGCTCTCCTTCTCCATTTCGTTGTTTCCTGCATAAAAGCATAGCATCTGGCTCAGTCTTGAAATTGCTCATAGAACCCTTAGACTTGATGTCGTCCTCCTTACGCTTGTTTCTCCAGACCATCATGACATTATCGACTTGGTCTGTGATCGAGCCCGAGCCCTTGTTGTCGTGCTTGTCAGGTATTTCGTTCTCGTCCCTAGGCTTTCTCAGGTGGTGGACGATATGGATATGGCAGTTGTGATCACGAGCTATGGCTGTAATCGTGTCGATAAAGTACTTTTGACCGTTGTAGTCATCTTCGCCCTTAACGCATTTCATCAGAGAATCCACAAAGATGTGTTTGATTTTGAGTTCCTGAGCACAGTACTTGACCATGCCTAGAACCGTATCAGTGTCAGCAGAACCCTGTTGGTCGTAAAACCATAGCCAGTTAGAAATCCAACTCCCAAACTCGTCATAGAGTCCAAGAACGGTCTTTATGCCCTCTTCGTTTTGGAACTCGACTGCATCAGGATTCATCCCTATGTACTGCCTAGCCATGCGCCTGATGGTGGTTATGGGCTTCATCTCGAAGCTTGCAATACAAACGCTTTGGTCTTGACCAATCAGGCTTAGAGCAATCTGAGAGGTAATCAGGGACTTGCCATGACCATTCTGTCCTGACCAAAGAGTCACTTCGCCCATCCTGAAGTCAAAGTGGTCATAAGTCTTAGGCCAAGGCATATAGACTTTTTTCCTGTCGTCTACCTCTGTCAGGGATGTTTTGAGGTCATCAATCCAAAGGTCAGCCTTCTTAACTTTAGCTGATGCATCTGTAAGCTTTAAGTAAGATTCAAAGTCAATGTCATCAGGTACAAAATTTAAGTCGTTCATAATTCATCCACAATTTGTTCAAAGTTTCTGTGCTTGTTGTAAAAAGCAAAATAGGTCTTCCAAGGGTTGGCTTGGTGGTAGGTAGAGGCCACCAAAGTAGCGCCAGATTGTTTGCAGTTATCAAAAAAAGCAATGGCACGCTCTTTGGAGCTTGCAGTAATCGTGACACTTAGGCCAACAAGGAACCGAAGGTCGCACCTGAAAGGTTGGTCTTTAGAGATGCAAATCTCAGGATGGTTGTTGTAAAGGTGCCAGTCTGGTTGGCAGTCAAAGTCGGTAAGAAAAACCATGGAAGGCTTTTTGCCAAGCTTACGCAGTTGGATAAGAGGTTCGTGCCCGATCATATTGCACCTGCCATCAAGTTTGGTTTGGCAGAAGGTTTGGCAGGATGGTTGGTAGATTTTTGGTTAATCACCCAATTTCTCCAAGTAGCACCCCAGTCAAGTTTGATAGCATCCTTGCCTGCTTTTGCTGTCCAAAAGTTTTTAAAGGTCTCAGCAATAAGTTCTGGGTCTAAGTCAGGTCGTTTGACAGAACAGTACTCTCGGTAGTCTTCTGGCATTTGCCAATCTTCTGGTAGGCGAGTACCACGAGCAACTGCCTTACTACTGGTTATTGGTTCTTGGTTCTTGGTTGCTATTGGCATGGCATTGGGGGGGCTATCGCCTGCCAATGGGGTGGCTATAAGGTGGCTATTGCCCGCCTTTGCCCACCTCTTCTCAGCACCTCTTTTTCCTGCCAAACTTAATTCTTTATACTTAGCAATCTCTTCATCAGCCCTAGGGTTGATAAAACCGTTTTCTGTGGAAACAAAGAACTCATCGAGTACTGACAAAACTTCTTGCTCGTACTCACGCATACCAATCTGACGAGCAATCTCTCTTTGCTTGATGGGCGCTTCGTGAAGGTAGTAGTGATCCAGAAGCCTGCGATAAGCAAGGTCTTCTATGAGGGTCAAATGATGTGTGTGTGACTTATAGTCACCGATGTGAAAATTAAAATAATGCATAACCTGCTTTCATCGGTCGCTTTCACTGGATAAGAAACTGTGGCAGGACGGTGAAAGAATCGTCTTTTCGGGAGCTACCCTAGCCAAGTTTTCAATTCGATCTTACTCCAAAAACAAATCTGGACGCAAGTGTTTTCTAGGTACTAACCCTTGAGTTGCCTTCTCAATAGAAACTGCAAGCTTAGGACTAGGAACTCTGTGCCCATGAATAATCAAGCTCAACCATGTTGGGCTGATGCCTAAAAAACCTGCCATTTCATTGATTGCCCCCTTAGGCTCTTCTTTGAAATAATCTTTTAATTCCATCTTTTTATCCTTTTGATTGTTGGCGTTCCCATAAAGCAGGGTCAGGTGAACAACACTCTTTAATATCTTCATCCCACGGAGCTAAACCGTTTTGCCAACACAGGTGGGGACTGATAGGGAACACTACCCTTCAAAGCTCCGTCACTCTCGGAGTCAATCCCCATTCGTGTTGGTGTTGACTACTCGCTCCATTACCCCTACTGATCAGGTAGCCCTTAGATAGGGGGTGCCTTCATGGATCCCATACATCAGCGCTCCAAGTAACATCTGCTTTCGTCAACTCGATAATTGTATCATAAACTTTTTGTTAATTATTTGCAACAGGCACTTAACTTTTAATTAAAACAGATATATAATTCGTTTACTGCATAAGCAGGTTATTGGAGAAATTATGGAAAAAGTCCCCTGTTATACAACAAAGTCTGGCCTCAAAATTGGGTCTTACTATCATCAAAAACCTCGTCCTCTCAACAGAGATGAAGAGCGTATCCAAGCAATACTACTCGGAATAGAACATGACTGGTCGCCTAGGCGTACTGGTTGGTTTGCCTTGTACTGTTTATCTGTCATGCTTGCTGTCACTTTTCTAATGACATGGGTGAGATCATGAACCAACACAAGCTTGTAGAGAAAGTATCTAGGATTGTCTTTTTATTGGCAATCATCGTTTTAACACTTGATTTTTTAGTTTGGAGGCCACATTGAAAGCATTTCCTAATGGAGTAATAACAAACAAAGATGGACTAATAGTTGGTGGTCAACAAGGCATGGACTTGTTGGATTGGTTTGCAGGGCTTGCCATGCTATCAATGAACAGTCGTCCTGACTACGAAGATGTACCAGTTGAAGTTATTGCATTAGATGCATACGCATTAGCAGATGAAATGATGAAAGTGAGAAAACTATGAGTAACAGGACATTTTACGAAGATTTTCAAGACATTTTTAACGAAGTAGACGACATCGAAGCAGACCTATGGGAGATTGAATCAAGAGCCAGAAACCTACCACCAAAAGAACTTGAACTAGTAATCCAATTTTTAATACAACTTCAGAAAGATCAATCATGAGTTTTTATGTAGAAAGCAATCAAGAACGCACATTCAAAAATGTACCTGCAGGCTCCCACCTAGCTCGGTGTTACCGAATCATTGACTTAGGTAGCCAAAAGTCCGAATACATGGGTGAGACCAAAGTCCAACGCAAAATCATGCTTGGATGGGAGTTATTCGGAGAAGACGACACAGGTATGCCCCTCGTTACAGAAGATGGCAAACCCATGGCCATTTTCAAGAACTACACCCTATCTTGGTCAGAGAACGCCACTCTTCGGAAAGACTTGCAGTCTTGGAGGAACAAGCCTTGGACAGACGCTGAGGCCAGACGCTTTGACCTCAAGACCATCCTAAATGGCTACTGTATGCTCAATGTCATTCACAGAGAGGTGAATGGTAAGACATACGCTAATGTGGCTACAGTGTCTCCAGTGCCCTCTATGATCAAGCAAGCAGGTCTACCTAAGCCTGTTAACGCCAACCAAGTGTTCACACTGGCAGAGCCTGATATGGATCTTTTTGAGACCTTCGGTAAGGGTTTAAAAGAAAAGATCATGAACAGTCCTGAGTGGACAATGTATGCAGGCAGGAACCCCAAAGCTTCTGTTGTTGAAGACATGGCTGACGACTTGCCATTCTGATGGAGAGCCTTATGCAATTTAATCTTAATTTTTTTGCACCAAAGGCTCGCAAGACAGACCCAGAGACATCTAAGCAAGCGTCTCTGTCGCTTGATCCCACAGACATGGAAGCAGTTGTCTTGGAAGTTATTAAAAAATATCCCAATGGATGCATATTTGATGACATCTTAGATAGCCTCCCATCTTTTAGAGAGGGCAGTATTTCCCCTCGATTAAAACCACTGACAAAAAAAGGTTTGATTGAAGATACTGGAGAAAAGAGAAAAGGTCGCTCTGGGCGTATGCAAAGAGTTTTAATTTATAAAGGACAAGAATGATAGTCAGAGCATCAGAATCAAACCATTGGTATGACAGACAGGGTAACCCTGCCTATACCGTATTAGCAAAGAATGGCACCCCTAGGGCTACCACCCTCAGGGACGCTAGGAAACTCAATCTAGTACCCTCGGTGACCACAGTTCTATCGTGTGCCTCACGCCCTGCGCTAGAGGCGTGGAAGCTCAACCAAATGATGTTGGCTTGCATGACCCTTACAAGGGGTCGTGAGGAGACTGAGAAGGACTTTATAGAGAGAATCGTTAAAGATTCAAAAGAGCAAGCAAAGATGGCTTCAGAGCGTGGTACGACCATCCATGGAGCCTTAGAGAGCTTTTATGAAGGGATTATGCTTGCAGACTTCATGGACTATCAAGTGGGTGTAGATAAGGCTGTACAAGCCCATTTTGGCAATCCTGAGTGGTCTACAGAAAAGTCTTTCTGCCATGAGGCAGGATTTGGGGGAAAGGTAGACCTCCACACCAGAGATGGTGATGGCATTGTAATTGATTTCAAAACAAAAGAGTTCATTGATCCATCAAAAGTGGATGCTTATGACGAGCAGTTACTCCAGTTATCAGCCTACAGGTTGGGGCTAGGGTTACCAAAAGCTAGATGTGCAAATGTCTTTGTCTCGGTTATCGAGCAAGGGCTTTGCAAGATAGTCGAATGGTCAGAAGAAGACTTAAAAAGGGGAGAGGCTATGTTCATGGCGCTCTTGCAGTATTGGCAACTTAAAAATCAGCACAAGTGAGGATAAAAATGAGATACACAGTAAATTTAGAGATAAATTTGGCAGATATACCTTTTATCAAAAAAGCCATTCAAGATAGAACAGATGACTTGTTGGAGTACATTGACACTGTAACTGCCATAAAAGCAGATGAGATACTTGAGGAAATGAAAAAAGAAGAAGAAAAAGAAATTCAAGACATTGAAATAGATCAGTTCCAAGCAGAGCTTAGAGAGATGATTGCAAAACACACGCCTAAAAAATTAGGCAGACCAAAGGGCAGTAAAAACAAGGTGAAAACAAATGCAGAATAAATATGTAACTGAGGAAGACATCAAGCAAGTGTTCTTCCAATCCAAGATGGACAATGTAGAGGGCTATGACTTTGACGAGTTGTTGGATTTTGCTGACAAGTGCATCTTGTTTGCATCATTTGAGATTGCCAGAGTCGAGAGGGAGCTTTGCATCGAGTTTGTCAAAACTCTGAACGCTGAGGTAGCTCAGGCTCTAAGGGACAAGAGGGGCAACCTTTGACTCCACAAGAGTTCATCGAGGAGTTAGTAGGTAAAAACTGGGAGGAGTGGCACCTCCCAGTCCTACTCGATCATGTCAAGGATTCTCTGGAATGCGCTGAAAGGTATAGGTTTGTCAGAGACTTTGCTAAAAAGTTAAGTTTCAACGATAATCCTAGAGACAGGTCAGAATACAACTCGTTTGACGATCTTGTGGACGCTAAAAGGTATGATACTGATGAAGATTACACCTGAGGGGTTAGAGGCGAACTGGGATGAAATAAAAGTCCTAGCAGATGCCTATGACCGTGGTTGTAAGTCTGAGGAAGCCTATAAAGCCAAGATCATGGACTTGGTCTACGAGATGGGTTACGCTCAAGGCGTAGAAGACATGGAAAAGACTCAGTTCAATACTGCCTTCTTGCTCTCTTGCACCATGGGGAACGCATAAAAAAAGGGGGGTGATTAGCCCCCCGAAGCTCCTTTGCAATCGTGGCAACTACAAGGATTATCTGGCAGGGACATTGATTGTCCCTAAATCTGTTACATCAGGATTTGATGCCACGGTACCTGTTAGAGAAGATAAACCACCAGATACTGCAGGCTGTGCGCTACGCATCATCTGAGGTCTTTTTGTAGCTAAGTTGGTCATAACTTTCATTCCCAAAGGACTATAAGCACCACCTGCAATAGCACCTTTAACCAATAAAGGTAAACCTCCTATAGCTCCTGCACCGCCTCCAAGGATAAGGTTTGAGACAGCAGTGCGACCTGCAGTACCTGAGTCTGGAACAGTGCTACCCAAGACATTCTTGGCTGACTGTGCTTCATCTACAAACCTACCCATACCCATTGAAGTTTGTTGTTTACCTGCTTTGGCTTTTACAGCACTAGAAAACTGTTCAGGCGTATAAACACCCAAATCATTTGCTCTACGACTTGAAGCTTCTTCAATCACTTTCATATTTTTAAATACTTCATGGGTATTCAAAAGGTGTTTGGAGACAGCAGGGTTCTGTATAGCCAACTCATGCCTCAAAGATTCAAGCATCTTTTCATAAGCTTTTCCTAAATCAGAACTTTTGGCATAAGCCTCTGTAGTCAATTCACCAAGCCTTTTTTCCAAAGCTCTATAAGAGTCTCCTCCCATTATTTTGGAATTTTCAATTGGTTTTATGATGTCACCAATTACATTTTTGTTGAAGTCTTTGGCATAGCTAGGAATAAAAGGTGCTAACTTTTGAGATTCTGCAAGTAATCTTTGAGCAACATTTTGACCACTTGGATCAATGACATCACGCCTGAACACAGAATTATTAACTACATTGTCATAGGCATCATTGATCTCTTTGTTGATCCACTGATTAGTCTCGTTCCCTTCTTTAACGCCCTTGGGTACAGTTATTCCAAGAGGTTCTAGGGCTTTATTAGCCATAGCCTTGTTAAAGTCTTTAAAGGATGTTCTAAGGCCACTACCTATGATGTCTCCAACCAAAGGAACACTAGTAGCCTTCTTTTCGCCTTCACGCAAAGCAGTTCCTATAAAAGGCAAACCTGATGCGAGTTGACCCGGCGTAAAACGCTCCATGCCCAAATCCATCAACTTTTGTAGATCAGGTGATATTTTGGGGTTTAATAGCATCTGAGATGCCTTAGCCATAGGTGCGCCAATCGCAGTAGATAAACCCACTTGTTTGGCCTTTTGACTTGCAAAGTCGCCATAGTTCTCAGTAGGTGCAGTAGGAGTTAAAGCTCCTGCGATACCTGCTCCAACAGCACCCTTGAACAGTTCTGACTTGCCCAGAGCATTAGGTATTTTTCCTGCCATTTGTATGCCCTTGGCTACTGGTAGAGCAGTGCCTAGCATCTCGCCACCAAGTCCACCCAATTCAGCAACTGCAGGGTAGCTAATTTCACCTGCGTGCGCTTGGACAGCATTTGCAATCTTAGATAAAGCATCAGAACCAAAGAACTGACCAACAGACGCAGGCATCTTCAGAACACCTGCACCAACAGATTCAACTAGAGCTTGTGGGATGTTGGCAGAACGCTCAGTGTCTTGTAATTGTCTACGACCAGTCATCTGAGGGAAGACACCAGTGACTGCGCCTCCACTTGTTTCAGCAGGGGCTTTTTGTGCCATGTACTGTTCACGAGCAACACTTTGTATTTGCTCAGGCGTAGCACCCTCAGGGCCTTGTATCGTTAAGATAGACCCATCAGGAGCTTGTACTTTATATATTGCATCAGCCATTATTTAGCCTTTTCAACACCAATAATTTTAAAACCACCAGATTGTGCTTCAGGAACTGTTTGAGACTCAGCAGGTTTTTCTTTAGCCCATCTAGGAATTTCTTTGTTTGCTTTCCAATAATCTTGAATTTCATCAGATTTGGTTTGTAAGTTTTCAAAACCTTTTTTGATGCTCTTAATTAACTCAATACGCTGTTCATTTGTCTTATAAGGATCAGCCAAGTCGCCAATAGATGCCTCAAGATTCTTAGCATCTAGGTTAGAGGCAGAGCCGGGCAGTCTTGGAATCATTGTCACCAATGACTTAGATAGCGTGTTTAGATTTGTCAATGCAGTATTGTCATCAGTTCCAAACAACCTACCAACACTGTTAGCCAAAGCACCCTTAACAATACCACTTGGGGCAGTTTTGGCTACATTTTCTATTTGATCAAGTGCCAATAATGCATCGCCTGCTTTCAAGCCTTGATTAATAATTGGAACTATGACATTTTTGTGGATATTGTTTTGTTCTGGAGTGAGTTTTTTGTCATTTTCTTTTTGTTGTTCTAAGAATTTTTCACGCTGTAATTGCAAAGAATCTTGCCTCATGCCTACCATTAAACCTTGTTGGGCTCTTTGGAATTGCAAAGTCTGTTCTCTGTCCATATGAGCAGTAGCCATGGTCATCATTTGATTAGCCATCGTTAAAGCTTTTTCTGGATCAATAGCTCCAGTTACATACTTCTTAGCCAAGTACTCAGCTTGTTGCTTAATAGCAGGTGTTGGTGCCATCATGACAAGTGCATCAAAAGGAGTTCCCTCCTCTTGGAGGCCAGACAACATACCTGACTTGCGTAAATCAGGAATGAGTTTGGCGACATCGGAGGCCGCCTTCAGTGGATCGTTAGAAATCTTCATCAACTCATACATAGAGTTGGGGTTGAATTCCATAACTGTCTTCTCTGGCTCACCCTCTTTACCTGCAACTTTGCGTGGAGTAAACATATTCATGCCAACTTCACGCAATTTGTCTTGTTGTTGCTCAGTGACTAATTGCTGTAAGAACTTTGGATCCTTAGTGATAGAAGCTAACTTCATAGCCATATCAGGATTCATTCTATAACCCTTAGGGGTCTGTTGATAAAGATTGCTCATGGCAACCTCAACATCTTTTTCACGCTGACGCTCTGAACCAGACCGAGCCAAGGCCATTCTTGCTTGCAAGTTCATGACCCTGTCTTTTTCTTCTTGCTCTTGTGATTTTTGCGCTTCTTCAGCTACATTTCCCAAAGATTCAAAGAAACTTCCAGTTTTTGTTGGTTTAAAAAATCCTCTTGATAAAGCTAAACCCATATTGCTAAATGGTTGCTTTTGTGAAAGAGATTGAGTTAATAATTGTTCTGCTTCATCATAAACTTGGTCATACTTGTTTTTGTATGGCTCAGTTGGTTTTGGTGCAGATAATGGAGCCTCAGCAACAGGCTCTTGCTCTTGAGGAATAGTTTGCCCAGAGGGGCCACCGATAGTACTAGGAGTTAATGCAGGTAATGCCATATTTAATCCTTAGAACAAACTAATTGTTTCGCCTGCTTCATTAGATGCAGTAGATTGATCGGGATTCATGGTGTACCCTGCAGGGATGCCACCATTGTATTGAATACCTGTGCTAGGAGTTCCAGTGCCATATGTCGGGTCAGCGTAAATTTTTCCATCAGCCCCTACAATTTGACCTGTACCTGCCCCACCATTAGAGCCTGTGCCTTGTACTGGGCTACCATAGCTTGAAGGAATTAACGATGTATCAGATAAACCAAAAGCCTTTTTCAATCCTTCAAATGCGCTAGTGCCACCAGTACCAGAGGCAAACAAAGAACCCAAACCTGCAATTTGAGCCAATGGAGAGGCTCCATAACTAGAGGCAGGGCCAGAGTAAGTTTGAGTTGTACCAGTGGGTATTGTGTATCCTTTAAGCAAGCCTGCTACATTGGTGGCTGTAGACAATGGTGCATTGATCTGAGCCTGAGTCTGTGCTTGGCCTTGTGCTCCAAGATTAGCCCCTGCGTTAAGTCCAGAAACAGTGGCGTTTTCTAAACCAGTTCCTAGTTGACCTTGTACATTAGCTATTTGACCTAAGTTTGATTGTTGTTGTAATGCTTGTGTTACTGAGTCTTTATAGGCTTGTGCAAGATTTGCAGACTCTTGGGCTGATAGACCCTGTTGGATGCCACCTAAAGCTTGCCCAGTAGCATTTAAAAGCCTCTGTGAACCTGTGCCACCAGTTGACGCTCCAATAGACTGTAGAGCAGGCAAAATGGTTTGGTTAATGTTCTGTTGGGTAGCTGTCTCTAAGTTTTTGTTAACATCTGAGACATAAGGATTCAAAAAAGCATTGATCTGACTAGAACCAATAGGCGTAGAGGCAGTTTGCGCTGTCTGTATGCCTGATTGGAAAGGAGCAATACCTGCAGTCAATAACTTCTCAGTGTTGGCTTGTCCTGATGGTGATCCATAGATGTCGCTCTGTAATTGAGTCAGTGGAGCAACATAGGGCTTGCCTGCTTCAATATTACCTTGTAGGGTTTGATCAGGAGACAGCGCACTTGTTCCTGCTGAACCAAGCATAGACAAAAAGTTATTGTATGCTGTAGGTGCAACAGTTGTACTGGTTTGTGTGGTATTTACATTAGGAGGTGCAATACCTGAGAATATGTCTGCCATTACTTTTTCCTACCTTTCAGGTAATCTAAGGGTGATTTTAGTGCATCTGGTGGTAAATCGCTAGGGTGTGCTTTCCTAGCTCTGGCTCTGATGGCGTGCATCATTTCATACAATTTGTCAGTTCCTGCCTTGGTAGAACCGTTTCCTAGGGCTGAAACCACATCAGCAGGGAACACAAACTCCCCATCAGCCAACATAGCAGGAATGTCGTCAGAAGTACCATCTCCATCGCCTGCTACATGGGCACCATGCCTAAAGTCGTGCCTGTTATTGACCACTGGCAAAGCACCACCAGAAGCATGGGCTAGGGGCTGTACATGGCCTCCAGTCTTGTAGTATTGGCCTGCATTGTCTCTTAGAGCTAAAACATCCTCTACAGACTGTGGCTCTTGACCATAGTTGTAATAACTGGACTGCTTGGGAGCACTTCTCTCTTGTAAGATTTGAGCTAGTCTTGGATCAATCATAGAATTCTCACTTTGCTGTTCTTCTTTGACTAACTTTGCTAGGTTAGCCAATGGGTCTTTAAAAGCTTGCTGAGTCATGTAAGTCTTCAGTAAAGACTCAACAATGGGGCTAGGGGTATGTCCACCAAAGTTGGTAGGCATATTGGCAGGCAATCCACCACCAGAAGTCGTTGTTGTAGGTGTTTTAGGCGTAGTAGGCACAGTCACTGGCGTACTTACAGGCGTAGAAACAGGTGGCGTGACTACTGGAGGCGTTACAACAGGAGGAGCCACTGGTGGGGTAACTGGAGGAGTTACTGGAGGCTCAACAGGCTTTTGGCCTACAACAGTCACTGGTGGTAAAACTGCAGGGGGGGTAACTGGCGCAACTGGTGGAATAACTGGTGGAGTTGTTACTGGTGTTGTTGAGGGATTTACAAAATAAGGAGAAACAGGTATTTTTTTACCAGTTATGGTTACAGAGGGAATTGTATTGTCGCCAGTAGAACCCAAAGGCTCTTCTGTTTCACCAGTTAACTTACCATTTGAATCATAAGTTGAAATAACTTTTGTTCCATTTTTACTGTCAACAGTTGTAACTTGCTGACTCCCATCAGGATTGACAGTGGTTTGCTTATTGATGCCAGTATTTGGGTCAATAACGCTAGTAACTCTGCTTCCATCAATATCTTCTACAGTGGTTGATATGCCTGTTTTTGGGTCTGTAGTTGTTTGTGGTTCAGTAGTTTTTCCAGTAGGTTGCAATGGAACTGCAGGCGTTCCACCAGTTATTGGAACCTCTCCAGTATCACCAAGCTTTATAGAACCAACATATTCGCCATTCACATAGCTACTTCTTAACTTAGTTACAGGGTCATCATATGTGTACTCATCTTCACCATCTTCATTTTTACCCAAATACTTTACATTCGGGTCTTTAGAATCAATCTTTGCCTGAAGATCGGTAGGCGATAAACTTGATTGCAAGTTGCCATCAATACTGAATTTGCCTCCACTGTTAATAGCATCTTGATAGTCAGATAATTTAACAGTTTGTCCACCTGCTAAAACAATATCCTTAGTACCGTCAGCTTGTGTAAATATGGTGCCTGCAGGACTGTCAGATGTTCCAGTTGATGTTAGATTGATTGGCTGATTGGTATTGGTTGCTTGGCTTAAAACAGATGGGTCTATAGAACTCATTGTTTTGATAACATCTGGAGATATTCCAACGCTATCAGCAAAGTCATTCAATGCAACTTTGGGGTCAGTTCCATTGCTTACTTCACTAATAACTTGTTTGGCTGTAGAGCTAATCTTAGGGTCTTGGCTCTTGGCAAAACCCATCATGGAGTTCATAAAACCTGCCATATCATTTTTACTAGCAGAAATGATGGCGCTTACAAGTTTTGCACCTGCACCTACTTCACTAGGAAGCTTGGTGTCAGTTGCCTGCATTACAGCATTAGCCAAAGCTAGTGGATTTTTAGTTGCTATAGCGTTAACTGCACTAGCTACATTAGTTGCATCTTTAAGTGTAGAGGGATCAAATGGTAGTGTTCCTGCAGGCAGTGTGCTTGCGCCACTTAATGCGCTTAGAACAGCGCCTGTGTAGTTTTTATTATTAACAGCGTTTATGGCATTCAAGCCTTGTAAGTAGGGATATGCTTCAGGCGCAACAATCGCCACTGCTTGATTCAATAAAGGTATTTGAGATAAAGCACTAGCTGTCTCATTAACAAAACCACCCTTTTGTCCACCAGTGTAATTAACTTGTTGGTTGTAATTTTCTATGGGCTTTACATTTCCAGTCGTTGGATCTACTTTTACATAAGTATGGATAGTTCCACCTGCAGAACCCATCTGCAAGTCATACACTCCATTACCTAGAGATACAACATTATCAGGTGGTAAAGGGTTTCCTTTTGAGTCAACTAAAGTTAGTTTTTGACTTGTAGAACCTGTTTCTTGATCAACAACATCAACAGGCTTAACAGTAGTATTTCCATATTGCAAAGCATTGTATGTTTGATTAAATGCTTGATTTGTATCGTTGGCTGTTGCAGGCGCTGTAGGGCTTGAATAGGGCGCAGGCGCTTGTGGTGCAGAAGGTGCGTTCTGAGACAATACAGCACTCATGCTAGGAAGTGCACCTAGAGCTTGTGCTACCACTGTAGGGTCAGCATTGAACTGTTGCGTAGCCAAAGCTACATTGGCTGTTGGATTAGACGCAAAGTAATCTTTAATCTGTTGAGGTGTATAGGATGTATATCCAGAAGACAAAGGTGCAACAGGAGTTGTATCTGCATTGCCTGCATTGGCTACATTTTGTGGCGTAAGAGCACCCTGAGCTACTGCATTGTTAACTGCAATCGCCCATGGCGTATTCTCTGGCGTTGGTGGCGCAGGAGGAGCAGGTGGCTCAGGAGGTGATAATGGATAGTACATATTAAGTCCTTGGCTGATAAGCGTTTATGGTTTGTTGTACCCACTCATCCCAATTCTCAAACTCATAAGGTGAAGGAACAGCCTCATTGTTAAACAAGTCAATAGCTTTTAAGGCCAACGCCCACTCTTGCCAATTGGTATCGTTATCAGGTATCTCTAATTGGTTACTAGCAAAAGCCTCTACCATTAAAGATGCCCAAGACTGAAAGTCGTGATACCTAGGATCATAGATCAGCGATTGAGTATTAAGAGCGTTAGTAGCCATCAATAACCCCTTACATCGCCAATATCTGCTCCGATCAGTATCTTACCGAGTTGGTAGTTACCACCTGAGACATTGGAGACAAACTTGAGCCTTAGCTCTCTACGCTGTTCTTTGAGGTCAATCTTGTTGGTGTTCTGATCAAAGGTATATGGCCCTGATGTGTAGTCAGTAGACTGAGCAAATGGACGACCAGTGATGTACAAGTCCATGGTTCCTGATAACAAGAAGTCAGGCTCCAAACGCTCGATTCTTAACCAATTGTTTTGTCCAACAACATTAGGTTGTGAAGGGCCACCAGAGACCCATCCTAAGTCATTGGTCTCAAAATAAGACTGAATGGCTGTAGCGTTGCCACCCTTGACTGCATCTGTTCCTATCTCGTGTTGATAGAGGGACACATATTCAATCGTAGTCGTGATGGTCATTTGGAAACCAGAACCAGTAGTTCCTATGTAGCCTGCACCTGCGCCAGTTGATGCGCTTAATACATCGCCAACTTGGTAACCATAACCATGCGTTGTAATGTATACAGTGGTCACAGCACCACCAGTGATGATCACAATAGCTTGAGCACCTGTTCCTGAGCCTCCAGTGAGGTTGACAGCAACATAAGTACCATTGGTATAGGATGAACCACCATTGGTGATGGAGAAGCCATTAACGCCACCTGAGAGATTAACATTCCAATCAGCGTTAATAGGGTAGTGGAACACTTGTGAGAAGTAACCTGCTGACCTTTGAGTGCCTACTGCAGTACCTGCGTCGTACCAAGTCTTCTCTCTGATGTTATAAATGATGGCATCATTACACTCTGTAGAGTCTCCACGAGGATAGAACCACCAAACTTCACCAAACCTTGTTACTTTTGTAGCGTAAACCTTCTGTCTTTGGTTGTAGTTCAAATTATCAAAGAAGTAGTTTTGGTTCATCTGATTCTCAATCTCTTTGACAACACCGTTGTAGAGCATGAACCGATCAACGCCAATCCAGTAGTAAATACCATCATATTCAATCACACATTGAGCAGACAAAATTGATGACTGACTTGTAATGATGTCATAACGCCAGTAAAAAGATACTGCAGTTGATCCCACAGTTACCGTTGTAGGCGTGTAAGACACACGAATAACGCTATCTAAGCTCCAAAAGAGGCCAGAAGGAGCGTTAGAACCACCACGAACTGGCAATCCTTGAATAATCTTACCTGTTGCCACATTGGTAGAGTTAGAAGTAGCAGAAACCCAGTCATTCACATTACCTGCACCTGAGTTTTGTATCAATCCATCGTTTCCATAGATGAAAACATAAGGATGGAGGGTCACAATTCCACCAGAAATGGACAAATTGTTATCAAAAGTCAGGGTAGCAGAGGCATTGAGGACAAAAGTCAGGCCAGTTGTTGTTCCTGCTGTCGTGGTAACACCTGAGCCATTGTAGGAATTAGATAAAGTAAAAGTTGTGGTTCCATTGGTTGCAACAACATAATAAGTGCCTGCTGTAATACCAGTGGAACTTCCTGTATTTGTTCCTGTTACATAGACTGATTGACCAACTTTAATGGTCGTGGCAGTACAAGAACATTGACCTGCAGTCCCAGTTACTGCCACACTTGCCAAAGTGGTTCCTGTGGATGCAGTGGCAGGCAAAGACAAAGTAACCGTATTACCAATAATACTAACTACAGTAGTTCCTGATTGGATACCTGTTCCACTTATTGTTTGGCCTGCTCCAATGATAAATTCATTAGTAAAAGGATAATCAATGACTGCACTTACGCTACCATTGGTTGTATTTACATTTTGGGTAAACACACCAATCTTAGACATTGTGAAGTTGGTATAAGTCAAAGTGACTGTGGCTGATGCAGTAGCGTTTTTAGTCAAAGTGACCGTAGTGCCACTGACAGAAGCAACAAAAGTATTGATAGGAATACCTGATCCAGTGACCGCCAAACCCACTACAACGAACGAATTGGGTGCAGATAGGGTAACGGTAGCACTACCACTAGAAGTCGTCCCAGATAGGTTAAAAAAGCCATTGATAGGGCCTGCTAGGGGTGGCGTATTGATCGTGCTGTCAATTTCTGTGAGATTTTGGCCTGCGTGCGATAGAAGTAGGTTATTACCTGATCCAGACACATCAGCAAAAGTATCAAACTGCCAAAGATTATTATCATTGGGAGTGAAACCATACATAAGAAAATCCGATATACCAACCCCAATACCCACATTATTGATGGGCAGAACTTGCATACCATTGTTGTAGCCTGAAAAGATTTGGGTAAAACCGTTTTGGGGATTGACATAAATACCTCTAGATGGCCCTGCAAGGGACGCTGTAATCTCTTTGTATCCCAGAATCTTTCTAGGACGACCACGCTGAAACCTGACCCACTGACCATCGTTGTAAAAGTTCTTGTCAAAGATAGTACCGTCCCTCTGAATACCAGAGACAGTATCTAGGGCAAACATTTTTTTCATTGTCATCAGAATGTCCCTGCATCAATACCATTGGCTGTCAATAAGAACTTATTAACGCCTTGAATGGATATGCCAAACTGCCCAGTATTGGGATGCCAAATACCTGTGTTGTTCTCTACTAAAAAGTTAATAGCAGGTGTTCCTACCGAACCACTGACCATACTTAAAGATGTTGCACCTGCCTGAGTTGTATTGGCGTTGAAGAAGTTAGTGCCATCACAAATCAAAGATGCTTGTTGACCAGTTGGAACTTGAACTACATTACCAGAACCACCAGTCGTTACATAAACCTTGTGCCCATTGTCTGTAACCTGATTACTGATGACATAAAGGTTAACCACTGGAGGGAAAACTACAGTCACATCTCCAGTTAAAGAACCTACATACTCTTGGATCACACTCTGAGCTTGTGATGTTGTAAGGGTATAAGTTCCTGAAACAACAGGCAAAGTTAAGGCAGTAAATACAAATACATTACTGACACCATACCCAACAGATAAGTATTGGGTGCCATCGCAAACAATAAAGGCAGACTCGTTGGGATTGAATGTTTTGGAGCTTAGAGTATCAAATACATTAGCCCCTGAGCAATTGATCGTTAGGGTTCCTGAGCCATTGTTCTTGAACAAGACAAACCAATTGTTTCCTAGACTAGAGGCCAAAGGAAGGGTAATAGCACCTGCGCCACCACTCCATACCTTGGTCTGTGCTCTATCACTCGCCAAGAAGGTATATCCATTCGATACAGACTGGGCAGGGTGGGTTTGATTTAAAGTCGTAGACTGAGCCTGTAGGCCATATCCTGCCAAGGCTGAGGCATCAGGGGAAGATGATCCAGTACCTAGGGTAATAGATACCCAAGTCCCTTGAGTGTCTGGATTGGCTGTCAGGTAGACATACTTGGCTTGTCCACTAGTCAGTGTAGTGATTGTATTAACACCCTGATAGTCTTTGATCGTAATGGTCGAAGCACCAAGATTACGAATAAAGGCATCTGTTCCCACCGATGTTTGGTTGGCAGGAGGCATATATAGGCTATACACACCAGTGGGTGTGATGTCCATGATCCTCGACGCATACGGTAGTGTGGCATTAGAACTCACAGGCCACTGTAATTGCGTGTTAGCAGTCAGCGAAAGGGCTAAATACGATACATCTGTAGGCTGAATTACATCCCCAGTAAAGGGTGAGGTAAAACTACCTGCTGAACCAGTAAAGGGAGTACTGTAGGTCATTATGCATCCACAGCGATTGCCTGACGATCAGCAATACGCAATTTGTCTTCGTTAGTCAATGTCTGCATGATCAGTTCATACTGAGCTTGCCACATAGGTACTCTGTCGTCGTTCTTGAGGTAAGGCATCGCCTGTAACAATGAACCATAAAGTAACGCTTGAGGAGCGTATGTGGTAAACCAGTTGGTCTGATTAGAAGAACTCAAAGGTTGATTTCTCTGATAGTAGAGAACCTCAAAAGAGTAACTTGAGTCAGGCGTTGGCGCTACAAACCAGTGTGTGTAGTCGTAGTCGCAATAATAAAGGGGTGCTCCAGTACCAGTCGTGGCGTTCGGAGTGTATTCTTTTAAATACTCATACTTCCTCAGAAGAATAGGCTGAGAAGCTCCATTGACAGTGACATTCATAGAAACAGTCTTGTGCCAGTCAACAGGCTTGGCGACAATAGCTGAATTGGCTACAAAAGCACTCTCTGAAACATTAAGGTTACCTAGGAACTTTATTTGGGAGGCAATGACTTGCTCTGCCAACATGATAAAGGTAGGTATGTAGGAGATCGTTGTGGCATCAGTACGCTCTAGATAGACTTGGATGTTGTCTACTAAAGAGTCATATGTCATGACAACTGGTGCAGTCATAATAACGCTCCCTTAAATTTGAATACTTGCATTTTATCTCCCCTTGTGCTACTAGGCAAGGATTTGAAGGGCTTTCTCGGTTTCTTTCTTTCTGTCTTCTAGCCCTATTAACCCACCATTGATTCTTCTACAAAGTTGTTCTGCGTTGTCTACCAACTTCCCACAGCCATGGGTTTGCCAGAACCACCCTGCGCTAAGGCACGCAAACATAGGGGTGGCTAGGAGGTCAGGGTTCATCACAAAATCCTGTCCTAGAGCTTGCCCACAATGCCAGTAGTTGTCGTGTCCAGTCAACTGGAGAACGCCTCTTCCCCTAAAACGAAACCCATCCCCAGAGTCCTCGCCTCTGTTTCCCATACGGTTGGCATAGATACGATTGGCTATCTTTTCTGCATTTCTGGCGTAAAGTGGTATCTCTTCAGGCTTGAACTTGTGCCCAAAGAGCTTTTGTAGCGTCTCAGCCCTATAGTTAAGGTTCTCCTCTAAAGCCCTGAAATGGTTGCTCTCATGGGCACATTGGGCAACAAAAGAAGCCTGTTCCTTAGGAGAAACCATCCCAAACTTAACAAAAGTAGTCGTCAGTGGCTCAGACCACTGAGGGGCTATGCCCAAAGCATGGAGTTTTTCAGCACTGATCATAGGTACTCCGATACCTTCACAAGAATCACAATAAGAGCCACAAGAGATACATACGCTATTAACACTTTATTTTCCCACTTCATTAACTTTACTCCTTACTTCGTTGTAGAAATCGATGCAGGCGTTGAGTTGGACGATGGCTCTGTCTCCTTCTGTGGCGATTGAGACAATATCTTTAATAGCCTGTCTACTAGAATCGGATTGAACTTCTCCATTTCGATTGGCAGTTCTGGCATCTGTACTGGCTTGTACACCACAGGTGGAGGGGAGGCGCAGTTCGCCAGAGTCAATGCGCTTGTTAATATCAGACTGCTTTTGAACAATTGCATCATTTGCCTTCCTTATTGCTTGAGACTTTTCTTTCTTAGCCTTGTCTAGCTCTGCTTCTTTTGCACGAGCTTCTCCATTAAGACGCTCAATTTCTGCTTGATCTTCTGCAACACGCCTTTGATAACCTCGGTGATCTGCAACATAGTAGCCTCCTGAAATAACTAAAACTAAACCCAAAACCTTCATTATCAAGGCATGGGGCTTTAACATAGGTAAAAACCCTATGAAGTAACTCAATCCATAAACTATTGCACCTCCAAAGAGTGCAATCAGCGCTATCCAATAAAAGAGGTCGTCAAAGAACCATGACAACCAACTAATCATGTTTAGCCTCGTGCCTAGCTTGCGCCATCACTTCTCTCTCGTCTTCGTGCTCCAAGGTAGGAGGCATTGTAGGTGGAGGAGGAGGGTACCAAGCCCTTGTAGGATCAATACTGAACCCTGAGGTCGAGTTGTCTAGATTCTGAGGGCTATATGACGAGCTAAAACCCTGAGGTTGCATCCCATAACCCATGGGTTGACAGGGATTAAACATAGGTGGGGGAGGTGGAGTGACTGAGGATTTTCCAGTCAACTTCACGCTCAGGATGGTAAAGATTTGGGTCATCACCACGCCTAGAATGGCTAGGATTTGCTTATCAGCAGGTGCCTCGGTAAAGAGAGGTTGTTGGATAAAGATGATTGAGTAGGCAAAGAGGCCACTCACCATAGCTAATATGTAGCAAAACACCTTCAGAATAAAGGCATTCGTTTCTGCTTCTATTTGTTCAGGGCTTTTTGTCATTTTGGGGCTTATTGAAAAATTCTGGACAAGTCTGCGAAGCAGTGCAAATCGGTGG